TTGGTGGTGGAGGCGGTGGCGAGAGAGCGGGTAACCCACAACAAGCAGGTTCAGGTGGACATGGTATAATAATATTAAGATATACATTATAAAATAACTATTTTTTAATCAACCTTTGTTATTAAAGGTATAAACAATCAAACAATGAATTCAAAAACTGTATTAAGTAAGATATTAGGACTTTTATCTATGGATAAGGAAGTGGAATTAACTTACGCAAAATTGAAAGACGGAACAATCGTTGAATCTGCAACATTTGATGTAGGTGAAGATTTATTCGTAGTATCAGAAGATGGTACTAAAACTCCAGCTCCAGATGGTGAGCATGAATTATCTTTAAAAGATGAATCAGGTAATGAGAACTTAATTAAAGTAATGACCAAAGATGGTAAAATTTCTGAAAGAGAGAATGTAGAATTAGAGACTGTAAAGGTTGAAGATTTACCTTCTGCATCAGGAGATGTATTAGATGTAAATTTAGTACCTGACCAAACTAACCAAATTAAATCTGGAACTTTAATGGCAGAAGAAACTGAAGAAGTAATGCCAATCCCAGAAGATGCAACTGAAGAAGATGAGTCAGAAGTAGAAATTAACTTAGGAGACATGGTTAAGAAAATCGAAGAGATGTCTTACAGAATCCAAGAAATGGAAACTAAAATGGAAGCAATGATGCCACCAGTAGATTCTGAAGTAACTCAAGAAGTTGCAGGAATGAAAATGTCAGCAGAGCCTGATGAAGAAGAAGAGTTACCAAAATTAGATGGTGCTCCAACAGAAGAGGCAACTAGATTCTCAGCTGAAACAAATAGAAAAAACTATGGTAAGAAAACAACAGATTCACAATCTACTTTCTTATCTAAACTTTATAAATAAAATTATTAAAATCCAAAAAAGGAAACAATGAACAAATTACAAAAATTCGCACTTCCTACTATTACCTCTACTACCTATACGGGTGAAGCGGCAGCAGGATATATCGCAGCAGCGTTATTAAGTGCAAACACATTGGATAAGAAGCTTGTAACTATCATGCCAAACGTGAAGTACAAATCTGTAATCCAAAAATTAGCAGTAAGTGGTATCGTACAAGATGCTTCTTGCGACTTTACAACTTCAGGTAGCGTAGCTATTACTGAACAAATTTTAACACCAAAAGAATTACAAGTTAACTTACTATTATGTAAGCAAGAATTTGTAGCATCATGGGAAGCTTTACAATTAGGTTTTTCAGCTTTTGATGAAATCCCTAAGAACTTTAACGACTTCTTAATCTCTTATGTAGGTGGAACAGTAGCTCAAGCAACTGAAGAAAACATCTGGGCTGGAACTGCATCTAATGGTTCTTTCACAGGTTTCCAAAGTTTATTCTCTGCTTCAGTAGCAGCGGGTGGAGCAACTGCAGTATTACCTGCAAAAAGTAATGGTACAGGTGCTATTATCTCTGGTAGTATTGATTCAACAAGTGTAATCTCTAAATTAACTGATGTTTACTTAACTATCCCTAAGACAGTTTTCGGTAAACCAGATTTATTGATTTATGTTTCAACTGATGTTGCAAGAGATTACCAAGCTGCATTAGCAGGTGGTGGTGCAAGTGGTTTAGGTGCTAACGGTTTCAACAACCAATTGAATGTAGGTGAAAAACCAATGAATTTCAATGGTATTGAAATGGTAATGTGTCCAGGTATGGGTACTAACAAAATCGTTGCAGCTCAAAAATCTAACTTGTTCTTCGGTACAGGTTTATTATCTGACTACAATGAAACAAAAGTAATCGACATGGCTAACATTGATGGTTCTCAAAATTACAGAATTGTAATGAGATTTACATCAGGTGTACAATTCGGTGTTGGACAAGATATCGTTTACTACGGAGCATACTAATATTAACTAACAAAACTAAAACAAAGTATCATGGCTTGTAATTTATCAGCTGGAAGAAACGAAGTTTGTAAAGAAAGTATCGGTGGTATACAAGGTGTATACTTCGTAAACTATACAACTGGCTCTTTCACTAAAAACGGAAGTGGTGAAGTAACTGCAGTTCCTTCAGGAAGTGTATTATACTACTACCAATTAAAAGGTTCAAGTGCATATACTGAAACTGTTACCACTTCTAGAGACAACGGAACTACATTCTTTTCACAAGAATTAATTCTAAACTTAAAGAAGTTAACAAACGAAATGACTACCCAATTAAAGCTTATGGCTTATGGTAGACCTCAAATTATCGTTTGGACAAATAACGGAGATGCATTGTTAGTTGGTGAAAAATTAGGTGCGGATGTAACCGCAGGTACAATTCAAACAGGTGCAGCATTGGGTGACCTTTATGGTTATTCAGTAACTTTCACAGGTATGGAACAATTACCAGCAGCATTCTTATCAGGAAGTTCTACAACTAACGCATTAGGCGGTTTAACTGCAAACTACACAATAGTTTATGGTTCTGCAGCTTAATCAGTATTAGCATAAAAATATTAACCCTCTACTTCGGTAGGGGGTTTTTTATTTTAACTATTATTGGATAATTATTTGTTATTATTACATACAGACAAGATAAACAATAGATAATGCTAGCATATTACATATCTCAATCAAATGAGTATACATTTAGAACACAACCTACTGGCTCCAATCAGTTTACAATGAGTTTGCAAGACATGTATACTTTACAAAACTTAACTATGTCAATGGCAAGTATGTCTTATAATGGATACGAATCATTTGTATCATTTACAGGAAGTATTAGTGGTGCCTATGAAGGTGCTGAATATAGAGTAACTCTTTATAATTCAGGTGCAACTAATATAACTTCTAATGCAACAGGCAATGCAATATGGCAAGGTTCAATACAAGTATATGCATCTCAATCAATAGACAAATCAGTATACGAAAACCAAATACCTCCAATAACTTCACACACTAGTGAAAACAGATACATAATTTTGACTTAATATGAAACAACAACAAAAATTCTCCATCGTTAATGTAAATAATAATCAGCTTCCTATTATAACGGAAGATGCTAAAACACGATATAATTGGATACCATTCGGTGTTTATGGGCACGATGATTTCTTTGATGCAGTAACAATGACTTATAATGTAAGTACAACTAACTCAGCATGTATTGAAGGTATAGCTGACTTAATATATGGTAAGGGTGTATACTCTAAAGATAAAGCATTTAATGATACATTGCAAAAGTTAATTCCACAAGAAGAAACTAAAAGAGTTTCATTTGATTTAAAATTATATGGTAATGGTGCGTATCAAGTATATTGGAATGACGAACATACAAAGATAATTAAAATGTATCATGTACCTGTTCAATATTTAAGAGCAGAGAAGTTAGATTCACATCCAAAAGTGCAGAACTATTTTTATTGTACTGATTGGAATGACCAAAGAAAGATTAAAAATAAAAAAAGAATACCTGCATTTGGTACAAGTAATGAGAAGTGTGAAATACTTTACATTAAGAATTACTCACCAGGTTTGTATTATTACTCATTACCTGATTGGGTTGCAGCAATGCAATTCGCAGTAACGGAGGGTGAGATTAGTAACCTACATTTAAATAATATTACAAATGGTTTCTTACCTGCTGTAATGTTAAACTTTAATAATGGTGTACCTGCTCCTGAAGAAAGAGAAACAATTGAAGATTTAGTACAAGCTAAATTTACAGGAACAGATAACGCAGGTAGATTTATGTTATCATTTAACGATGACCCCGCAACTAAACCTACAATTGATATTATTGACATACCTAATCTACATGAGAAGTATGACTATGTAGCAACATATACACAAGATAGAATACTTGTAGCACATAGAGTAACCTCTCCTTTATTATTTGGTATAAGAACCTCAAATAATGGCTTTAGTTCTCAATCAGAAGAAATGAAAACTGCGTTTAGTATCTTACAAACAATGACTATTAGTCCATTCCAAAATTTAATCTTAAATGCATTAGATATGGCATTGACAGAAGGTGGATATGACAATATGGAATTATACTTTGAACAATTAACTCCATTGGTTTTATTATCTCAAACTGCAGAAGAAACAGGTAAAACAATTTCACAAGTTGAAGATGAGACAAATAAATCTATGGAAAATCCTGCAACACAAGAAAATCCAGGTGACCAAACAACACAAGATGGTACATTCCAAAGTGAACCAGTACCTAATGTTAGTTTAAGTTCAGCATTTTTTGAAAAAGAATACGAAATATATAAACAAAAATAAATTATGGCATACGCACTTTTTATTAATAGAAACGATATAATTAAGAATACACCTCTTCAAGGAGCAATTGATGCAGATGCTTTATTACCATTCGTTAGAACTGCTCAAGATAAATACTTAAAGAATCTTTTAGGTACAATCTTATTTGATTACTTACAGGCACAAATCATTGCAAATAATGTAGACAACTTGTCAGTATATTATCAAGACCTATTAGATGACTATGTTAAAAATACATTGATGTGGTATTCTTGCGTTGAATATATTCCGTTTAGTTCAGTTCAGTTTAAATCTAATGGTAGTGTTAAACAACAATCAGAACAAGGAACTGCACCTTCTAAAAGTGAAATAGATTATTTATTAGCTAAGGCATTGAATAACGCTGACTATTATGCATTAAGATTACAAAACTATCTAATTGCATATTCAAACAACATACCTCAATATTTACAATCAATAGGTAATCAAACTCAAATATATCCTGACCAATCGAATCAATATTTCGGTGGAATACAATTATAAACTATGGCAAGTGCATTAGTAACAAATACAAATGTAAATTATACAAATTATTACAATTTGATTAATTTCTTTGCAGAGTATATGGCACAACATCCATCTATTGTTCAAGTATCAACTGAAGATATTGATGAATTTGATAAGAGAGAGTTTCAGTCATACCCTGTTGCAAATGTCACTATACCATCAACTAGATTTGCAATAAGTACAACTGATTATGAAATACAAATAATCGTTGCTGATAAGATTAAGAATAAGAACAATGAAAGTGATGGTAGAACGAATGAACAAACATTACCTTATTATGGAATAGATGATGTAATGGATATTTGGGCAAACACACTTGCAATTGTAAATGACATAACTTCTTTTATTCAAAGAGGAGTTACTAATTTTGATATTAGTGCTGGAATCAATTGCAAACAATTCGAAGAAAGATTTGATAACGGATTAGCAGGATGGGTAGTAACTTTTACTTTAACAACACACAACGACAGAAATCGTTGTCTATTTGAATTATATCCAAATTAATATGAGCCAACAAATAATACATAATACAGGAAATAATTATACTCTTTATTATAATGTAATTAATTACTTTAGAACAATAATGAGTAATCATCCTTCTATTGAAATAGTAACATTAGGAGATATTGCAGAATTTGATGATAAACAATTTCCTACATATCCTATTGGTAACATTCAAATATTAGAATCTGATTTCGGAACTTCGGTAACTAATTTCAGATGTCAGTTAATGATTGCTGATAAAGTAAAGAATAAAAATAACGAATCTAATCCTACAACAAACGAACAAACAATTCCTTATTATCAAGTCGATGATAAAGTAGACATATTCGCAAATACACTTGCAATCCTGAACGATTTAACTTCTTACACACAAAGAGGTGTCCAGAATTTTGAAATCAATGAGGACATTATATGTACCCCTTTTGCGGATAGGTTTGATAATGGTCTTGCGGGTTGGACTGCCGAGTTTACTCTTACTACTCACAATGACAAAAATCGTTGTCTTTTTTTTTTAGTTAATCCGTCGGGTAGTGGATATATAATTGAAAATTGCGAAACTCAACAACAATATAAAGCTGTTTTAGCAGAACCTGGTACAATTGGACAAGTATTTGCTACTTTAAATCCAGTACCTCCTAACGGGCCCAACATCAATACTTATTATAACTTTATTTGTTATACTATTGTTGGAACATTTAGTGGAGAAGATGACTATAATTTTGTAAACTTACCAATATTACAAATACCTTACGCAGACTTTGGTAATTGTGAATATTGTAGATTATGGACAACACCACAAATATGGGGAACAACTCCGCAAAACTGGTCTTCTGGGTCTGCGGTGGCATATAGACAATGGCAATATGATTAAAATATTAAAATAAAAATAAATGGGAAGTTTAAGTAGTCTTTATATATCACAAAGTTATCAGTCATTAGCACACTTAGGAACTAATAATGCATTGTCAGCTGGTACAATGACTATATTACAAGATGGTTTAGGTAATAGTTTAAATATTTCTTTTGACGGAACTAATATAAGTTCTTCAGGAAATATATACGGAGCTAATATAACTGCATCTGTAATTAATACTGGCAGTTTCGTTACGACATCTTCATTTAATTCTTATACATCATCAACCAATGCAAGATTAAACTCAATAGAGACAACTACTGCAAGTTTAAACAATAGTATAAGTGCATTAAATACAAATTCTGCAAGTGTAAATATTTCAATATCTAATTTAAATCAATTTACTGCTTCTCAATCTACTGCAAGTATTGTAACATCAATAAATAATTTAAATACTTTTAGTGCATCTGCATTAGTTTCAATATCTAATTTAAATACGACTACTGCATCTCTAAATACATCTGTGAGTAATTTAAATACTGCTACCGCTAGTTTATTTACTTCAACAAGTTTAAGTTTAACAACTGCATCATTTGATAATGCAACAAGAAACTTAACATTTACAAAAGGAAACAATGCTACATTTAGTGTAAATATTCCTGATGTAAGTGGTAGTACATTTGACACAGGTAGTTTCGTTACAACATCTTCATTTAATTCGTATACTCAAAGTAATGATATTAAAGTAAATAGTTTAATTGACGCAACCGGAAGTTATGCAACAACCGGTAGTAATACATTTACAGGAGCAAATACATTTCAAACAACTATTAATGCACAGAATGGTCTTAGTATAGCAGGTCAAACTACATTTGGTGATGGTCAAATATTAAATACATTCTCATTACAAAATATAAGTGGGTCATTAGTATTTAACAAAATTGCAACTGCATCTAAAGTAGATTTACAAAACCTTTCGCTATTAGTTAGTGGAACATTTACATCATCATTACAACAAGGATATGTTTGGGTTGGTGATGGTAATGGTAGAACTACAACAGTAGCTACATCTTCATTGGTGACAAATGTAAATACAGGCAGTTTAGTAACAACTGCATCATTTAATTCTTATACACAATCAACAAATGTTAGATTAACAAATATAGAATCTACCACTGCAAGTTTATTAATTGAAACACAAAACTTAGAATTGTTTAGTGCATCTGCATTAATTTCAATCTCTAATTTGAATCAATCATCTGCATCTCAACAAGTTTCTATAAATGCATTAAATACAAATTCTGCAAGTGTAAATACATCTATAACGAATATAAACTCATTTACTCAGTCTGCAAATATAAGACTAAATAACTTAGAAACTAATTCGGCTAGTGTCAATATATCAATTAGTAATTTAAACTCAACCACAGCAAGCCAGGCAACTTCTATAAGTAATTTAAACCAATTTAGTCAAAGTGCACAGATATCAATCAACTCTTTAAATGCAGCTACATCATCTTACGCAATAAGTAGTTCAGTAGCAGCAGTAGACGCAGCACAACAATCACAAATTAATTCTTTGATTGCTGCAACAGGGTCTTATTTAACTGCATCTGCTGACATTACTGCTTTGAATGCATTTACTTCATCTCAGTTAACAATCAATAGTGCAATAGGAGCATCAACTTCTTCTTTAAATACCTTTACTGCATCAGCACAAATATCAATAAATAATTTAAATACATTTAGTGCATCTACATTAACTAGATTGACTAATATTGAAACGACTACTGCATCATTAAATAGTTCAGTAACTCAATTGAATGCATCATCTGCATCTCAACAAATTAGTATAGATAATTTAAATGCAGCAACATCTTCTTACATAACTGAAAGTGAAACTGCATCTTTTGCAAGAACAAACATAGACAATAACTTTACTGCAAATCAAACATTCACAAATATAACTGCGGTATCTGCATCATTTACATATGTTCAAACTTTATATGAGACTGCATCTGTAATCTATTCTAGTGGGTCAAACCAATTTGGAGATGAATTGACAGACATACAAACTCTTTCAGGTAGTGTTAAAGTGCAAGGTAGTTTAACAGTTAATGGAACACCTGTATTAACAAGTTCTGCTGATGTTACCGGATTTGTAACTACTTCATCATTTAACGCATATACTCAAAGTAACAACCAAAGAGTTAGTTCATTAGAAACTAATTCTGCAAGTGTTAATATTAGTATTTCAAATATAAATTCAACTACTGCATCTTTAAATAGTTCAGTAAGTAATTTAAATCAATTTACAGCATCTCAATCAACTGCATCATTAGTAACATCAATTGATAACTTAAATGCATTTAGTGCTTCTACATTAACAAGATTGACAAATATAGAAACTACAACTGCAAGTTTAAATAGTTCTATAACTAATATAAATAGTTTTACACAATCTGCAAATCAAAGAATTGGAAGTTTAGAAGCAGCAACATCATCGTATGTAACATCTGCAATTACTGCAAGTTCATTAGTAACTGCATCGGTAAATTTGAATACAATTACATTTACTAAAGGTGATACATCTACATTTAATATTATTGTAAATACAGGTAGTGCAGTAACAACTGATATATCATCATTGAATGCATTTACTGCATCTCAATATGTAAGTAATTCATACTTTGCAACAACTGCATCTTTGAATTCATATACATCTTCAACTAATAGTAGATTAACAAATATAGAATCAACTACTGCAAGTCTTTTAATTGAAACACAAAACTTAGAATTGTTTAGTGCATCTACATTAATATCATTAACTAATTTAAATGCATTTACTTCATCACAAAATATATTAAACGGAACATTTGCAACAACAGGTAGTAATGCATTCTTTGGAACAAACACATTTAGCGGAGCAGTATCATTTACAGGTAGTGCACCTTCTATCCTAAGTCAATCATTTAGTGGTAGTTTAATTACTAATTTAACTGACATATATACAAGTGTACCATCGGTTCAACAAATAGTAACTTTAACTTCTGCATCATATGCTGCATTATTAAGTGGTAGTTTGACTAATCCAAATACATTATATATCGTATCTGGTAGTATCTCTGGTAGTGGAGGAGGAACAACTGATATCACATCGTTGAATGCATTTACCGCATCTCAGTTAACAATCAATACTGGGTATAATACATTTACTTCAAGTCAATTAACAATCAATAGTGCAATTGGTGAAAGTACATCTTCATTAAATAATGCAACTGCAAGTTTATTTACTTCTACAAGTTTAAGTTTAACAACTGCATCATTTGATAATGGTACTCGTAACTTAACATTCACAAAGGGTAACAATACACAATTTAGTGTAAACATTCCTGATGTATCGGGAAGTAGTGGTAACTTCGTAACTACATCTTCATTCAATGCATACACACAAAGTAATGACCAAAGAGTAAGTTCATTGGAAGCAGCAACTGGCTCATACGCAACAACAGGTAGTAATAACTTTATAGGAAACCAAACAATAACTGGTAGTTTATCCGTATCAGGAACAGTAAAATCATGGGGTAATGGATATGACTTTGAATATGGAACATACGCTACTGATTTCTTAGGAGGTGCATTTAATTTGTCTGCTGATAAATCTTTTTCTAGACTTGAAATGGGTGCTAATAACTCAACTACAATTGAAATGTTTGCAAATGGTGGAAACTATGATACATTCAAGTTCGGAGTTGACTCGGCAAATAACGGAACTTTATTCCAAGACTTTCCAGATGCTACCCAATATGAAACTTGGATGCAAGTAGGAACCTCTACAACAGGTAATTTTGGTGAAGTTAGTTTATATAGAAACACAAACATAAGTGGTAATTTAGATATACAAAATACATTAACTGCAAGTTTACAACAAGGATATGTGTTAGTAGGTGATAACAATAATAGAACAACATTAGTTGCTACTAGCTCATTCGGTAGTAGTATAAACACAGGTAGTTTCGCAACAACTGGTAGTAATACATTTACAGGTAATCAAACTATTAAAAACTCCAATTTAATATTCTCGGGCTCTGCCGGTGGAGATGCATTAAAAATACAAGCAATCAATTCAACTAATTTAGAGTTTAGTAGTAGTGGATATTTGGTATTTGGTGCTAATGGTTTGGGTATTATACAAAATGATAGAAATAGTAATTTCACAATGTATTCAAATATGGCAAAGAATGCAACATTTGGAGCATTTGCATCACAATCAGCAAACATGAATGTTGGTGTATACGACCCTGATAATTATACATATGATAACGAATTACAAATAACTGCAGAACCAAGTGGTGGAATTACTTTTAGTGATTGGGATAATGGAACTAATTTTGTTTATGTGCCATGGTTAAAAACAATACCTAATGATGGAAGTAATCCTGCACCTATAATGACAAGAGGTTTAGCTATAACTGGTAGTTTAAGTATGAGTGGAAGTGTGAACTTTGCAACAGGTAGTAATAAGCAAGCAGGAACGGCAGTATTAAATGGTGCAAACCCAGGTACAGTAACAGTATCTAACTCATTGGTGACTGCAAACTCAATCATTATGGTAAGTAAACAAACTTTGGCTCACTCTAATGGATATGTTGCAGTAAGTGCAAAGAGTGCAGGTAGTTTCACAATTACCTCTAATCATAACGGAGATAGTGATACGGTAGGTTGGTTTATAATAAATAATTCATAATATGTCAGTATACTTAGGTAATATAACAATTGGAAATGGAAATTATTTAGGTAATATAAATATTACTGATAATAATATATTAGTGTCACCTCTATGTCAATATAATGTTGGTGATTTAATAGCAGGTGGTATCGTTGCATTTACCTCTACATCTGGAGCAATAGTATTAGGATTAGAAAATATAGGCAGTGGAATTATAGGTTGTGAAGGTTTACAATATGATGGAGTTACATTGCCAGTTACTTCAAGTCTACAAATAAACGCAGATACAATAGGACAAGGTTGGTATAATACTCAAAATATACTTACTAATTGTACCGCATCAACAGCAGCTATATTAGCAAATGATTACACAGGAAGTGGATATACTGATTGGTGTTTAGGTAATAGAGCTGAGTGGCAAGAAATATACAATAATAGAGTTGTATTAAATGCAGGAGGTGCTAATTTAGGAACTAATAATTATTGGCAAAGTGTTCCGTTTGGGCCATTCATTGGATTGGCTAACAATTATGCATTAACTGCTAATATGAGTAATGGTAATATGAGTGATTATAAAAGGCGTAATACTACTCATTTAGTTAGACCAATAAGATATCTTTGTGATTTAACTCCATTACCTTAGATTAAAAAAATAATAAAATATGCCTACTTTAAGAGACATAGCAAAACAGATAGGAGGACTAACTGTTGCTAAAGCACCACAAAGTTTAAAAGGTTCTAATCGTAAAAAACCTGGTAATCTTAAAAGAGCATTAGCAAGAGCAAATACTCCTGATAAGGTTTTAAATGTAAATCCTAAAACTAAATCATTCAGTTTTGAAATTAACTATGCACCTCCTGGAGCAGAGTATGGTATGTTTTGGAACGACCCAACTGTAAGTAAAACAGTTAGTAGTGGTAAAACTAAAAATATACCTGAATCAATTAACTTTGCTGAAAAAGCATTATATTCTCCAATAGTAGATTCTTTGATTAATGATTATATGGATGAAATTGGTGTAATGATTGTTGAAGAAATCAGTAAAGCAATTGACGATATAAAATAGTATCAAATACAATTAAACAAAAGTTGGTTATTATATTAAACGATTTATAAATGTCTTTATCGATTACTCAAACACCAGCGTTAGTTTCTTTAGCACAATCACCAATTATATTTACGATTGCTGAATCTGATGCTAACTTATTAACTTCATCCTCATTTCAATATGTAGGAAACTTATATTACTTTACAGGTAGTTTAACTAACTCATCTTCAGCTGCAAACTATGTTATTAACAAATATCCTAACACATCAAATGTTGGTATTTTTGACTTAAATAGAATTATTAATTCAACACTTACAGATTTAGCAATCGTTAATACATCTAATGTTGAATACTTTGCTGTTGATTTTTATACACAATATTATAATGGAACGGCATATGTAACTGGGTCACATTTGAAATCATCTACTTATAAAGCATTAGATGGTTATGGTATATTTCAAGAAGCAATTGGTCAAGCAGTTTATAATAAAACTCCACATTGGCCTTTAATGACTGATGGGCCTGTAACTCAATCTGCATTTACAACAAATTATGGAACTGCAGGAGTTTATGTTGGTGATGCAGGAAGTACCGCGCCTACTAAAATAGTTTATACATCTAATTTAGGAAGTGCTGATTACACAGTTTCTGCAACAACTTCTACATCAGGACAAATTGCACAATATCCAATAGGCCCATCTCAAAGTGGATTTCCTCTTTCAACAACCGGATTAACATATTATACTACTCAAGCATATAATGGTGGAACACCTTTAGGAACCCCAATTTTGTACACAATTGATTGTATACAGAAATACCCTAATATAAGAATAAAGTGGAAAAATAGGTACGGCCAGTTCGATTACTTTAACTTTTATATGGTTAATAGACAATCATTTGAAACTGAAAAAAGAACATACCAACCACAATTAGGAAGTTGGGAAAGTTCTACTTTAAGTTATCAAAATTATGATTCTGGTATTTTAAATTATATTGTAGATTCACAACAATCAATCCAAGTTAATACATTTTGGATTCCTGAAGCTTATAATGATATATTAAAAGAATTATTAGTAACCGATGAAGCATATTGGGTATATGATGAACCAAATGCTTTAGTAAGACCAATTACAATTACTAATAAAAATATTACATTTAAAACAGGTGTAGTAGATGGTTTAATTCAATATCAATTTGATTTCAATTACGGACAGGCTTATAAACTTATTATATAATGGGAGTTATATCAACACAAGGTTTTGTATTTCGTTTATTAGCAGGAACACCATCACAACAATTAGACTTATTTAAAGATGAAGATATTAAATTATCTAATAATGTAACAGGTCTTTTTGATATTGGAGTTTTACCTGCTGACTTTACTCGTCAATTAACTTTACCTGGAACAAAAGTAAACAATGCATTTTTTGAACATGTGTATGATATCAGTATTGATTCACCATTTCTATTTGCAACTAATATTAAAGTTCCTTGTTATTTTGACTTTGGTTCTTTTTATTTATCAAGTGGATATTTACAACTTAATAAAGTAAATGTAATTGCAAATAAGTTTATTGATTCATATGAAGTAACTATATATGGTGCTTTATCTAGTTTTGGTAGAGATATTAATAGAGCATACTTAACAGATTTAAGTTCACTTTCACAATATAACCATACTTCATCTTATGATAATATTTCAGCAAGTTGGGGTGGTAATTTATTTGGTGGTGATATAGTTTATCCTTTAGCCGATTATGGTAGTGGATATGCATTTACACAAGGTCAATATCAATTATTTGGTATGGATGATAACCAAGGTGCATTAACTGTTCAAAACTTCAAACCTGCAATTAGAATAAAACCTGTATTTGATGCAATCTTTGATTATGCAGGATATACATATACATCTTCATTTATGAACGAACCATGGTTAGATGATGTTTATATGGTATGTAATAATTCATTAAAATATCCTGAATATAGTGGTGTTGATTTGGAAACTTATGGTAAAATAAAAGTAAGTGCAATATCAGGTAGTGGTATGACAGACATAACCCTTGCATCTGGTAGTTGGACAACTTTACCTTGGTATAATACATTATCTGACCCTCAAGACTTTTATAATAATGGTGCATATAAAGTTGAAAAAAGAACAAACTTATCAGGAGTATTAAATATAAATATAAATGTAAGTTGCTCTGTAAATAATATGCCTGGAACACTTTCCGCAAATGGAACATGGCAAATAAGAATGTTAGAAACAGGTAGTTCAACACCGTATTCAACTCGTGCAATACAATCTTATATATTTTTCTTTGACCAATTACAACAAAGTAGAACAGGTGGTATCAATACAACATATGAATTAGCAACTGAATTTATAATGGATGATATACCTGTTGGTAATTATTATTTTCAGTTAAGACAATCCCCAAATTCAGCAACTCCTCCATTGCCACTTGTAACATTAGACCCACAAGGAACAACTAAATCTTTTATACAAATTAAAGAAGTTAAACAAGCTGCAGATGGTAGAGTAATGGATATTCCTTTAAATATGCCGTTTGGTACATCAGGTATAAAATTGGTTGATTTTATTTCAGGAATACAAAAGAAGTTTAATTTGGTAATTTATCCTAACAATACTAAACCAAATGAGTTCGTTATTGAAACATTTAATAATTGGTATAACAAAGGGCAAGTAAAAGATTTTAACAAATATATAAATTTAGATGAAAAAATTGAAGTAATACCTGCAAATAATTTTGCTGTAAATAAATTAAACTTTGGTGATACTTTAGACCAAGATTATATTTCACAACAATTTGCTAAAGGAGCTAATAGAGAATATGGAAAAATTTATTATACCGATACAACAAATTTTTATTCACAAGGAACATATGAAGTTAAAACTACTTTTGCATCTGACCCATTAATTAGAATTGCTGGAACTGGTTTATCTGGTAGTGTTGGTGGAATAAATCCACCTATTACCAAATACACTGCAGGTATTCATACATTCACAGGTGCATCCGACTCAAGAGCAGTATGTACTAGTCCATTTGATTTTGATATGTATACTGCAGATGGTATGATTACACAAGGACAGATTGCATATTATGACCAATATGGAATTTCACCTATAACTGGATACAGATACTTTACATATGGTGGTGGTAATGAAATTTATCAAATAGATAGATTCACAGGAGAAATTGGATACGGAACAGGAGATTTCTGTTAAAATAAAAATATATTATGAGTCAAATTATACCAATATACATACCAACTTACATTAACAATGCAGAATACGCACCTGCACGAGTATTACCTAGATTATTATTTTATAATGGAGTACTTGATTGTCAAAGTTATTATATTGAAAGTGGGTCATTGACAACAACAGGTGTTACATACGAACAAAATATATTTCCATATTTTGACAATTATAATGTAGTAACTGGTAGTTTTCCAACAACAAATTCTCGTTCATTACTTTTCAATAATGAAGATGCTTCATATGGTCAAATACCTGATAATTCACTTTATACAAGTTATTGGGAAAAATATATTGAATTTATTTATAATCCAAAAACAAGAATATTAAATTGTCAAGCAATCATACCTCTTGCAGATTATTTTGAAATGGAATTGAATGATGTAGTAAATTTCAGAGGAAATTATTGGCATTTAAGAGCAATAAATGATTACTCACTTAAAACAGGAGAATGTAATCTACAATTAGTAGGACCAGTTATTCCTGATGTATTTGGTTAATCCTCAATAATAGAAATAAATTAAATTGTTATTAAAATATGTTAGAGAATATATTAGAGCTTTTAAAGCTTGACGAATATAAAAATGGTACTGAAAGAATTGAAACAGCTAAAGGCAAATATCAATTACCTAATACATGGAAAGATGTATGGTATAAAATAAAAAGACACTCATGGCAGACAAAACGATAAAAGTTAAAGTTGATGTAGAAGCAGATGTACAACCTACTATTGCAGAATTAAAAAAATTAAAACTACAATTAAAGGAAACATCAGACCCTATTGAATTTAAAAGACTTCAACAACAAATCAATGATACAGAAGATGCAATCAAGTCTGCAAGAACTGGTGCCGATAACTTTGCTGAAGTATTGGGTACATTACCAGGTCCTATTGGTAACATTGGTTCTGCAGTTGGTGGAACTTTACAAAACTTAAAACAATTTGGTTCATTAAAGTTTGCTGATATAAAAGCATCATTTACTGAATTAGGTAAAGATGTTGTAGATGCAGGTAAAGGATTATTACAACTTACAGGTATTACAAAAGCATATGAAATAGTAACTGCAACAACAAGTAAAGCATTACAATTCTTTGGTGTGTCATTAAACACTGCAAATACCGCAGGTAAGGCATTAGGAATAACTTTATCAACTTTATTAGCTGCAAGTGGTATATTAGCAATAGTTGCTGCAGTAGACATATTAACAACTGCATGGGATAACTTTTCTAAGAAAGCTGAAAGAGCCGAGGAAGCACAAAAGAAATTAAATGATAGTTTATTAAAAAGAAGTAAAGTTGCACTAGATGCAGAAAGTGCCAATGTTAAAAGAAGTGGTGATTTATTAATCGCACAAGCAAAAGCAAGAGGTGCAAATGCAGATGAGATATACAAAATTGAACAATCTAATAAAAAATTATTATTAGAGTCTCAACAAATATATTATAATGATTTAAAAAATAAAGATTCTGATGAGGCAATTGCTGCAATAAATAATATTAAAAATACTCAAAATGAAATAAAAGTTGCAGAGGCTAATTTCCAAGCTGACAAATTAGAGAAATCTAAACAAGCAGCTCAAAAATTTGCAGAAAAAACAAAAGCTGAAACCGATAAGGAAATAGCTGATAGAAAGAAAGTTTTAGAAGAAATTGATAAAAATGAAAAGGCTGCAGCACTTTCTTTGTTAGATGAAAGAGAACAACAAAAAAGAAAAGTTGTAAATGATTATAATGAACAGATTACATTAGCAACTGCGAATGGTAAAGATACTGTTATATTAGAAGAGGCAAAACTTAATGCACTTAGAATATTAAAAGATAAGTTTAAAAAAGAAGATGACGATAAACAAAAAGACATTGATGAAAAAGAAAAAGAAAGACTTAATAAATTAGGTGAAGATGAGAGAGGAATAATTCTATTAGGATTACAAACAAGATTAGAAGCATTAGATGCTGAAAATCAAAGAATAGATGGTGACTTTGAAATGGATTTGGAAAGATTATCAGAACAAAGAGATATACTTGCACAACAAGAAGCTACTGAATTACAAAATACTAATTTAACTGAATTTCAAAAAACAGAAATTAGAAAGAAATATGCAGATGCTAGAAAAGATATTACAAACCAAGAAGTTGAAACAGAAAAGGCAGCAGCTCAAGCTAAGCATGATATCAATATGGCTTACTTGGGTTTATTTGAACAATTCGGTAATGTATTACAACAAATTGCTGGAAAGAATAAAGCATTAGCAATTGCAGGTATCGTAATATCACAAGCAGCAGCTATCGGACAAATTATTGCAAACACAGGTATAGCAAATGCAAAAGCAGTAACTGCATCACCATTAACATTCGGACAACCTTGGGTTGCAATTAATACTATTAGTGCAGCATTAAGCATTGCATCAACTGTTGCATCTGCAGCTAAATCGATACAACAAATTAATTCAGCAGCATCACAAGCGGGTGTTACTGGAGGTGGTGGAGGTTCTGCAGTAAGTGCACCTAACATACCTGCACCTAGAGTTAGTGGAGCTGCGGCACCTGAAATACAAACAACAGGTGGACAAAATCCTAATACTCAATTAGCTGAAACATTAGGTAAATCACAGGCTCCACTTAAAGCATATGTTGTGAGTGGTGATGTTAGTTCTCAACAGGCGCTTGACCGCAGAACGAGTAGAGCAGCAACATTTAGTGGGGGATAACAATTTTTAAATACTTTAATGTTATTACATTATGAAACTATACGAATTACAAATAGAAGATAACGAAGATGAAGTGTTTGCGATATCATTAGTTGAATCGCCTGCAATTGAGTCTGACTTTATTTATTTTGATAAGGAGAAACTTCAATTCGCAGCAGTTGATATCGAAAAGAAAATGCTTATCGGTGCAATCTTAATACCTGATAAAAACATATTAAGGATTGATGGTGAGGGAGAACCTTATCATGTATTCTTTACTAAAGATACTGTTGCTAAAATTGCACAGAATTATTTAAGAAAAAAGTATACTGATAAAGCAACATTAGAACATGATAAAACTATCAAAGGTGTAGACTTAGTAGAAAGTTGGGTAAAGACTGGCAAATTAGACAAAAGTAATAACTTTGGTTTAAATGTGCCTGAAGGAACTTGGATGGGTATTTTTAAAATTACTGATGACAATATTTGGAATGATTATGTAAAGACCGGTAAAGTTAAAGGTTTCTCAATAGAAGGTATTTTCAGCAACAAATTGATTAAAGCATCTTTGTTAGACGAAGATATATTAGAAAAGGATATTACTGAATTATCAAATGAAGAAGCAGAAATGTTTTTATCTATGATAAGAGCTATGATTAAAAAAGATAGTAGATATAAAGTAGGAAAGAGAATTGAGATGGAAAGTTATTCGGACTATCCAGATGGTGTAAAGAATAATGCTAAAAGAGCATTAGAGTATGCAAATACGAATGGTTGGGGAAGTTGTGGAACTCCTGTTGGAAAACAAAGAGCAAATCAATTAGCAAAAGGAGAACCTATTTCAGTAGATACTATAAAGAGAATGTATTCTTTTTTAAGTAGACATGAAGGTGATTTAGAAACTAGTACTGCATACGGAGACGGATGTGGTAAATTGATGTATGATGCATGGGGTGGTAAAGCAGGATTGGGTTGGAGTAGAAATAAGTTAAGACAATTAGGTTTATTAACTGAAACTGAAGCAGCTCCTGCAGGATATATTCCATCAATACCTAATTCATCTTATCCAGGTCAAATAGCTAAAGTGAAAAAGAAAGATTTAATTGTTGCACCAGCATTAATAGGAGATGATAGAAAATAAAGTATACGATAAGTTAATGAACTTTGCTTTAAGCACAATTTCATTTAATACATTTGAATTGATGTTAAAAGAATCAACTCAAAGTAATCCAATTCGTATAGGTTGGCAAACGGAAGAAGGTAGAAATAGATATTACTTTTGCTATTGGGATAGTGCAGCATATGTAGGTGGTAACGCCGGTGGAAGTGCAACCAAAGCAGCAGAAGGAATGGTCAATTTACAAGTGATGGATATTGATGGTGATTGGAGAACAATTAACTACAATACAGTTACAAAATGTAGATTTAACGGACAAACATTTAAAATAAATTAAAATAAAAAACAATGAGCAAAATCATTAATCAAAACGGATATGTTGAAAACGGACAATTCGCAGGTGGATTAGCAGTAACCGGTTCAGACCCAATAGGAAGTTTACCATTTACAGCAGGTGGACTATACATTGGTCAAACTGGTAATTTAATTGCAAAAACTATTGATGGTTCAGTATTGACATTTGTATCTGCATCAGGATTTATACCAGGTATATTTACTTCGGTATCATCATCAACAACTGCAGGTGCTATTATAGCATTAAGATAAATTAAAAAAATATGTTGTATTTAAGAAATACTAATCAACAACAATCATTAGGTAGAGATATCAAAAGAGGTATAACCAATGTATGCTGTACTCCTACTTTGGAAAGTGTTGTTAGTGCATCACTTACGGAATTAACTGTAACTGCTTTATTTGGAACTTATTTAATAAATTGTAAAAGTTGTGTTGGTGGCTATATTCATGTATCTGAAAATAGTGGAAGTTCCTGGACTACTATTAATCCAGGCAATTGTTCTGTTACTAATTTAGTTCCAATGCCTTCACAATCTGCTTATTATAGATTATTTACATCATGTTCTTCTGATGAACAACCATTTGACCCGTTAACATCGGACTATTCAAATGAAATATTGTATATTCCAAACTCTAGATTGAATTACAATTTTGTAGAAAATTTAGCAAATGCTAGATTTACTATTGCGGTAACAGGTAGCACTATATTAGATACAACAACTGCACAAAGTGGCACATTTTATCAAATACCATCTTCATCAGCAGTTAGTGCATCTATACAATCATTATCAGTTCCTTACACAGGTTCGACTTCAATGAGTTTATTGATAACTGGTAGTAATGTTTCTTATTATACATCATCTTGTGTATTCAATTCATCATCTATTTTTGTAGGAGATTATATTGCAATACCAAATCAAGATTATTATGTAACTGCGTCTATTGACCACTTACCAGGAAGACAAAGTATTTGTGGGCCCAATGAATTACAATATACGGTTGACTCATACGATGCAGCAAATGAAATATGGTATCCAGCAAATCAACAAGGTACATTTACATCAGCATCAACTTCTTATGGATTTATAACAGGTAGTGCAGTAAGAACAAATCAAGAAACTGGAGATTGTAGATATAATGCAATTTATATGAGTGGTTCTGCTACATTTGATTTACCAACTCCAGGTGTAACTGTTCCACCAGCAATATATTTAGCAATTGCAAGTGGTTCATTCACTGTATATGGTGGAACTTCACCATCTGCATGGTCACTTTCTGTATCAGTAGAGCCAGGTGGTGGTGATGTTGTATTGGGTGGTGATATAGTACCATATACAATATCAAATACTACAACTAAAAATTCTATAATTGGTTTTACAATAGGAACATATGTTTCTCCATTCGGAAGAAGGGAAGTAGGTATTTATGTTAATGGTCAATTAGTTTCAATAAATCCACCAACGACAGACCCAGGATTCACTTATAGTTTAGGAGAAGAATTTATACTTGTTGGAGAAGGTTTAATACGCTCATTTGGATATGGAATCGCAAGTCAAACTTATTATAATTGTTTATATGAAACAACACCATCAACTTAAAATTAAATAAAATGCCAATTCCAAAACCAAGTGGTGGAGAACAAGAGGACAAATATATCAGTAGATGTATATCAGAAATTAGTAGTGAATACGATGTAGAAGGTCAAGCCTATGCAGTTTGTAAAAGTACTTACGATAAAGATAAGATGTCTAAGATTAAAGATACAACTGCCAAAGTAATGGCAAGAGTAGCATACGATACAAAGTTTAGAGGAATAAACCTACAAGCAGCAGGTTTAGAAGATGCTTGTTGGCCAGGTTACGAAGCAATTGGAACAAAAGATATGGATGGTAGAGAAGTCCCTAACTGTGTTCCTATTTCAGAACCAAAATAAAATAATATGATGCACTTATTCCGAAAGGATAAATTCAATTCAACTCTTTATGACTTGGAGTTGAAAGTAGAGGCACAGCAAAAACAAATTAACGAACTAAGAGAATTAGTTTTACAATTATCAAAAGACATAAATTCACTCACTATTGAGTTGAATTATCTATCAAACGAAAAATACGGAAAATCAATATGAAAAAATTAACTAAAACACAAAAAATTATTACATTATTTATTGCAATAACATTAGTAGCATTTTGTATATGGGGATGTGGAACTGCAGTAAGTAACGAAGTGAAAACTGATTCAACTCATACCGATACAACACATATGGACACTACATTAGTAGACACATTAAAAAAATAACGATGGCTAAAGTATCTAAGGTAAATAGCAATAAGATTTCATTTGGGACAAGAAAGTCCAGACAATTAAATGGACAGAAATCTTTTAATAAGCATACACCTAAGAAAAAAACTTATAGAGGACAAGGTAGATAAGCCAGGATTAGGTACAACCCTATTATAACCTATTATAAGACACTCAAATTAGAAAGTGAGTAAAGTATACGGAAAGTAACCAATAGCGTCTTAAACGCAAAAAAAGACCCCAACCATTTACGGCTGGGGTTTGTTGTTAAGTAGAAGTTAACAACTTGTTATAAACAGACAAAATCTTAATCAATCCATTGGTTTGCAATCTTATAGAATACTCTTTCTATTGCTTCACTTCTTTTTCTTTTATGATATGCAGATAAATCTTTTGTTAAGGTTGCATCGAACATCCATACCTTTTCTATATCACTATGACATTCACTTTTAAGATTATCATATTCTTTAATTGTATCAGCGTGTCTATCTCTCCAAGCTTGTAAGTTTGGAACTATATGTTTATGAGTTTCTTCTCGTTTTTGTAATTTTGAAATCAAATCCTTTCCTTTTTTTAATTGTGTTTTTAATACTTCAATATCTCTTTTAAGTAAGACATTATCCGTATAAAGTTCTGCTTTTTCTTCAGCCATTCTTTGCAATTGTTTTATTGCTGATTCTTCACTTCTCCTTAATTGCCACTCTAATTGTTTTTCATTTGTCCATTCATCGGTTCGTTTGAATTGTTCTAACGCTCTGTCTAATTCTGTTACTTGATACTTTGTTGCCATTTTTATTTGTTGTTTAATTGTTTACGAATTTTACTTATACCGAATATCATTATTGTTATCGGTAATACGAATGTGATTATTTTGAATATTATCATATTATTTGTTTTATAGTGATACTAAACTTATGTTAGCAATTAAATTAGTCTCAAAGATATTCTTACTTACTTTTACATTTACCTTTTCACTATCAAATCCATGGAATAAACCATTGATAATTGTATTTCCATTATCATCAACATAAAAAGTTAATATAGATAAGTGTAAACATTCTATAATTTCTGATTTATCATCCTCATTTGTTTTATTAAAACTATCAATATCGTAATGATACTCATCATAATCACCTTTATAGTCAGCATAAACCATATTATCATAAAGGAATTGAACGAAATTATCTTTTTCATCATAAGGTATAGTAGAGTTTCCTAAATCTAAAATATACTCTTTGTTTGGGACTAATAATGTTTTTAATCTTTTTACATATGTTTTGATATTTCTATCAAGTCTTTTAAGAAAATGTTTGTGCATATGTGGTGTATCTGATTGCAACCATAATTCATCTTGCGTAGTTTCTTTATTTACACAAATAATTGTTTTTAATACTTCTAATTCCATTTTTGTTTTTAACTCTTTGTTCATAACTTATTTTTTTAATTGTTTACCACTATTGTATTTCTCAATTTCTTTTTTAGAAGCAGCATCAAAACTTAAATGATAATATACATTACCATTTTCATCTTCTACTTCTACACACGCTAATCCATTTCTATAATAACTTTCTGCTTCATTTGCAGCATCTTCAACATTGTCAAAATCTTCAATGTCAAATGATAATCCTTCGTTTCTACATTGTTCGGTTTCCCAACCTTTAATTGTGTAATTCATAACTTTTTTGTTTGTTGTTTATTAAATTAAAAAGGGGAAGATATTTCACTTCCCCAATTTTTTATTATTTTAAGACTCCTGTAAATAGACTATACAATTTATTTTCTATATCTTGTAATGTTAAGTAAGTAGTTTCTTCTATTAAATTACCACTATCATCTACAATGTTATGTGTAATTAAATTTGTAGATAAATCGTAATCAATAAAATTCATATATTCAAATCCATTGATACACGAATATCCAATTTTATCATCATCCAACTCACCATCAGGATTAAAATTGAATTTTTCTCTTAACATTGTTTCCAATTGTTTTTGCATTTTGTTTGTCATTTTTGTCATATTATATATTTTTTATATGTGAAGGGTCATTCTCTCAACCCAATACACTAAGATACGACAATTTTTGATACTGGCCTACTGATATATGAGACGATTTGTCATATACCCAAAAGTTCTTTATTGAGTATCAACTAGTTATACATATGTTTTTACCATATATGACATAGTCTGCATAACTCATTGATATGCAATAAGTTAAATATGGTAAAAAAACCCATATATAACTGTCTGAAAATGAGGTGATTACGCCTGGATTAGATATTTTCTAACAAAAAGGGGGTTTTTTTAGATATTTTCTAATACAATATATTACATTTTTTTATATTATGTTTATTATGAGAAACCATATCTATTACCATATGGAAACCCATAATTTGGTATTATGGAAAACTTTTCGTATATTACATTATAACAAACAATTAAAAACAACAATTATGGCAAAAGACCCAGCAGTCCTATTATGGACAAAAGATTTCTTAGTAGGAACAATGACAATGACAATGGAACAAAAAGGTAAGTATATTACTTTATTATGCTTACAACATCAAAATCAATATCTTACTGATGGTGATATGAAAAGTATATTAACCGAAGAAGATATACAGGTTGCTGAAAAGTTTATCAAAGAAGATGGCAAATGGTATAATCTAAAAATGAAAGAAGAAAGTATTAGAAGAAAATCTTATACCGAAAATAGATTAAAGAATTTCAGTAAGAAAAAAGATATGAAAGTAGATATGAACTCCCATATGGAAAACCATACTGGAACTGTAACTGGAACTGTAACTGTAACTGATACTGTTGAACTAGAACTTGTAACTGGAACTAAAGCTGAAAGACAAGATATGCTTGCAGATGTTATTACAGGTAGTTTAGATAAAGAACAAAAAGAAATAATAAATAAGTTTGATAATATATTTGGAGATGTAAAATAATTTGATTATATTACAATCAATATATGTTATTACAAAAGATAGGTTAAACAATACTTCATTCGCTATTCAGCATTACATTATGAAGTCCTATCCAACATATATAAGGCCAGGGTTTTTTGTCATTCCTTGGCCTTTTTTATGCGTTTGGGTTTTGAAAACAATATATATAGTTGGTAATATCAAGAATTATTCGTATATTACTAATAACAAAATGACAAGTATGAAAGAATGTAGACATTGTGGTAAATTAAAAGACACCACACAATTCAGTAAATGTAGTTCAACCAAAGATAAATTACAACCTAAGTGTAAGGAGTGTAACAAAAATGATAATCATAAGTTTAGAACTCAAATCAATCCAACACACCATAAGAAGTGGCAAGATACAAATTGGGATAGGTTTATGGAATATTTAAGAAAGTATAGGAAAGCCGACAAAACTGGTATTATTTATTCTATTACAAATCCTAATGGTGAAACTTATATTGGAATGTCAGAAATGTATTTTAAATGTAGAATAGTAGAACATAAAAAACATTATAAACAATTCAAACAAGGTAAAAGAGAATCATTACCATTACTGCATGAATCATTTGACAAATATGGTATGGAAAATCACGAATTTAAAGTAGTAAAAGAATGTATAGGTTTGACTAGAGCACAACTAAAACAATTAGAGGATGCATACATTATCATAAATAAATCTCAAAACATCAGTTTAAATATCAAATAATATGAAAAGAATTAAATTAGGAGATTGGGTAGAGGCATTGATATATGTCATCACTTTTGGATTTGGTGAGAAATTAGCACTATCTATTGCACGCCTGATGGGATATGATAAATGCTATTGCTGTGAACGCAAGGAATGGTTAAATAGATTAACAAATAAAGACTACAATGGAAATTGTGGAATGATTAAATTATAAACAAAAACAATAAATATGCAAACACAAAAAGCAACATTAGACGGAACAACTTACACAGAAGACATTGACAAAGAAGCACTTTACTTTGTAGATTGGCAAAACTTAAAAGGAGTAGAAGATTTAGTTTTAATCTTTGCATGCATGGGTCTTAGTTTTAGTGGACATCATCCTCACTTTGAAACAATTAAACATCTTTTGGACTTATCTAATCCTATTAAGACAAATCAACCTGCACCAGTACAACCTAAAGCAAACGATTTAAAATTACCTAAGTTAAAAACATTATAGTAATATGAAAGAATTAAGTCCAGAAGCATTATTAGAACTTAAGAATGAATTAAGTCAAATCGGTGCATACTTACCAGAAAATAAAGCACCTTACATTTGGGACACATTTAATCATATTAGAGATGAGCAAGAACCTAGACCTTGCACCTGTGCATCTGCAGGAGGACATTGGAAAAGAGCAATTGACTTTTTACATGATTACGCAAAAGTAAGATAATGATAATCGACTCAGGTAGTATTCAACAATGTGAATGTGAAAGAAGATTAGTCGGACTATACAATGAATCTAATAATTGGTTAGTATCAGCAGCAAAAAAGATTACAAAGAATAGAGAGGAAGCAGAAGACTTAGTACAAGAACTTTACATTTACTTACATGAGAAGTGTAATGTTAAATTGTTTTGGGGTGATAACACTTACAATCTATTCTATTGTAATAAGTTTCTTCATAGTAGATTTATGAACAAAACTAAAAAATTGAATCGAGTTAAACTAATGGGTGACTATACCGCATGGGAAGAACAAGATGAAATTATATATGATGAAGAAAGAGATTTACAGATACAAAGAGCACATGACCAAATACTAAATGAACTAAAGCAATTAGAGAAAACAAAGATGTGGCCACAAAGTAAGATATTTCAATTGTATTGGATGAGTTCGGACACACTTGATGAAGTAGCAAAGAAAATTAAAATTAGCAAGAGTACAACCTTTCTTGCAGTTAAAAAAATTAGAAAGTATTTAGAACAAGTTATAGACAATCCATATGTTTAAGAAACCATTTAATAGAACAACGGGTGAGAATAGAGATTGTAAAGAATGTGGAGCATCATTTCATACATTCAAACCAAGATGGAGATGTAAGCAATGCTTAAATAAAAACCAAAAGGTATATGAAGTAAGAAAAAGAGCTAAGTATCCAAAGAAAGATAACTATCCATTTAATACTAAAACACATGAAGCAGGTAGTAGGTTTTGTTCAATTCGGACTGCACTAAGTAATGCATGGAAAGAATACAATAAGACAGGCAATAGAGATGTAATAACTCAACACTACAATAAACAACTTAAAGAAATAGAAGATAACGGAATATTAAAATGGATATTAGATAGAAGAGATAAAGAAACATTAGACGCTAGAACAATAAGGAGCAGAAAAACTATTCAAAGAGATTATCCAAACCATCATGACTACTACGAATATTAAGCATCATAACATAGATTATCAATATGTTTACTTTACATTTAATTGGACTTGGATAAAGGATAAACAAATTGTACATAAGGGAGATGAAACAGGTGGAGCACTTTTTATTTTAGATAGTGAAGGCAACTTAGTAAAAGGATATGGATACGAAAGACTTATGTAATCAACTACAAAAACCAAGCAGAGTTGTTAAAATAGTAGTAAAATACAATTAAAATACTATGGCATTCATTAAAGGAGATACAAGAATAAATTTAAATGGTAGACCAAAAGGTGCACTGAATAGAACAACAGAGCAAATGAGGTTAACCATTAATCGTGCAGTAAACAATACACTCAATACAATACAATCGGATTTAGAAGAATTAAAAAAGACTGACCCAGTTAAAGCATTAGAGTTATCAATGAAGTTAATGGA